ATAGAAATAGTGCAGTTCGACGGTAGAAGAGGCATTTGGGGTAGGACCCAAAATGAAATTATCCACATCAAAGACGGCATAGAATCTAGGCTCTCCTGTAGTAGCCGGGTTTGGATTAAAAGACTGAACATAGTCCACATCTTTAAACAAAAGAAACTGATGCTCGCTGTTACTGTCTATAAAAGACAGCGAAAACGGCGCTAAAAAATCAGACGGGACGGCTAGGTATTTATTGCCTGAAGTCATTGTTCCAGTTACATTTTTACGGAACAAATTCAACTGTACATTCTTAAGAATGCGCTCTTCTGCCTGCCGAATAAACACAGGTAAGTTGTTGACGAAAGTGGTTTCGTCGTTTTCGGTGTAATCCTGTATGGCTTGTTTAAGCTCTGCGTAAGTAAAACTCATGAGGTTGTCACCGTTACATTACCCACTTGACCATTTGCTAACAAAGGTCTAAATGCTGGACCTTCTATTAAAGGAACACCAACATTAACCGTTAAAGGTTCTATCCTATCCGGCCTTGCATTCTGCAAGGCCTCTGGGTCAGATACTTTTCTACGCGGCTCTAGCTGAGGCTGCTTTGTTTCAAATTCATCTGGACCAACAAGCATGCCGGTCCATTCACGTTTCATCTCGTTAAGCTTGTAACGAAACCCAGAACGATCTGAAATGCCGTAGGCAAACTTTCCAGAAGCAAACCGGCCCACTATTGATTCCTTGAATACGCTAACGTAGGTTGAACATTAAAAGACGCACGGTCTCTATCTTCAGAGGCCGCACGCTCAAACTCTTCTTCATACACAGCTTTAAGTAGCTGAACTCTGTCTGGGGCTCGCTTAATTGCTAAGTAATAAGCCAGACCTGCCGCCAAACAAGGATAAAACCGAAAAGGTATTTCCAGTGTGTTGGTTTGCGTGTCCGCATCATCCATGCGCATCAGCTTATCCACAATAACCACATCTGTGCTGTTTTCAGGAATAGGCCAAAGCTTTAGCGTGGGGTTTATTTGCCGGTCAACAAAAAATTGAGAAGGACGCGCTTGCTGAGTTTTATTAGGAATACTGAGATAATCGTCTCTAGAAATGCGATCAATGCTGTAATCCGTGTTACTTCTTCGCACAACTGCCGACAAAATGTCGATCGTATCCGCGCCCAAGGCATAATCTCCAGTACCTTGCGTCAAACTAATCGTGGTCTGTTCAATAGTCCATTGATTCAGGCCACGGTTTGCCCAATCCGCCAACATCAAGTTAAGTGAGCGTTTAGCGCTTTTTAAGTCATAACCCGTCTGCGCCATAACCCCACAGCGTTCAAACGCTTCTTCGATGTAGTCGTTTACATCAAGCTCAAAGTTTTTGGATCCAGAGACAGCCATAATTTACCTACTTTTTGGCACCTGAACGAGCACGTTTCTTTTTACTACACGCCCCACCGCCTTTTTTAAAACCAACGGGCATTTTAGAAGCGCCACCGCCACCGCGCATACGCTTTACAACACCTGCTTTTGGCTTCGCAACATTTTTACGTCCGGGCATCTTGTAATCTCCTGTAAAAGTTACGCCGAGTTTTCCAGATATCTACCATATCTGGGTCTTTAAAGTACGAATCATAATACCCTTTCTCACGAAGGGTGTCTGCCGATTCTTCCAGTTTAGACAGTCTTTGAATAAAAGTCATTGCATAGACGGTGTCGTTTGTGGCTTCAAAATTCGGGTCAAAAACCTCTTCGTCAACATCGTCATTAGGATGAAAGCCCATGACCCAGATATCACGATCGATAAAAATACCGTCAGCAATAGCCTCATTGACACGGTCAAGGTAGTAATGAAAATCGTCTGGATCTTCTTCATATTTCAAATCCACCAAGATACATAGGTCTAATGGGTCAGGAAAAGCTGACACAAGCGTATACAACGCCTGCTTATGGGGCACATGATTGATAGACACCCCAACCATATCCTTTTCCCACGCGGCACGCGCGTATGGACAAGCGGGTAAGTTATTAAAAAAAGGGTTTGGCTTTTCAAGAGCATGCTTAGACCATGCTCTTATTTCAGAGACGATCTCTTGCTCTAAGTCGTTCACTTTTTGCGAACCTTGGCCGCTTTTGTGTTGGAAACTACTTTTTTGCCCTTAGCGCCTTCTTTTTTCTTTTTACGGGCAGTAGCCGCACGCTGAGCCTTCGTTAGGCTTCGTGCTTTTGCAGAAGGTAGACATCTGTCCGGACGCTTTTTGTTTTTAGATGTGCCGCATTCGCCAACAATGTTGCCTTGGCTATCAATGCGAACCCATTTTTCATCTAACCACTTTTGAAGGTCACCCATTATCGGCCCTTCCTTTTACCACCCTTTGCTTTCTTGGCGTAATTGGGGTCTTTGCAGTATTTAGATGCGGCGAGATTAGCATACGCAGACGGATATGTATCAAAAGTGCGCTTTGCCCAAGCTTTGCCTTCTGGACAAATCTTGCTGCCTTTACTCTTTTTTGACGCATCGCCGCCCTTGCGAAGATAGGTTACTTGAACCTTACCTTGTTTAGGACCTGTTTTCACTCTTGATCCGCAACCCATTACCATGCTTTGCAACTCCAATATCTAGCTGTGAATTTATCTTTGGCCGTATCACAGTTATGACGAGCGCGGAAGTTTTTACGTCTGCCCGGCTGGTCTTTTTTGATAGACATGTTGGGGTCCCCAAACCTAACCAGCTTAATCTCATTGCCTTTTTTAGCAAGAACGGCGCTTTTTTTAGATTTACCCGGAGTCTTTTTAGGCTTGTTAAATCCGGAAAACGTTTCGCCCCTATATTTGATCCTACCAGAGGGTGTTCTGGTCACATCTTTTGTCGTGGCCATTACAAACTCTCTCCGTTTTTAATGTAAGTGATGTCCAACGTCGCAGAAGCGGTGATCGTACCCCCTGCCGAATCGGCTACTGCGCGAACTTCTATATCTGTTTTTTCTGTAAAAACAATAGGGTTCCAATAAGGAATACTAGCAGAGTTGTTAGCTAACGTTACCCGGTCCTTAACGTTAAAAACCCCACCCTCTGGCCTCGACACTAATGTAAAAATGGCAAATTTATCCGCGGAAGAGGAAGCTGAAACATCTTTTTGATGAAGATAGGCCGTATACCCTCTTGGAACCGTCCAAAGACACATAAGTGTTTGATTATCGCCAATGGCGACGGTAGCGTACTTGATTGTTGGAACACCGCTGGAGGGTGTGGCCTCTGTACCTACATACAAAACACCAGCATTAGCGTTACCAGAACCGGCGGTGTTAACCACAATGCGATTAACACGATACCAGTTTAAAGCACCATTTAATTGCACCCCTGTTTGACCGTTTAAAGAAACAGTTTCACTTATCTCATCAAAATTGGCATCCAAGCCAAAAACAGTAGCTGTTCTAGCTCCTGTTCCTGCCGCAGTGTCCGCTGTGGAACTGCTGGAAATATACATCGTAGAAGCTGATGTGGGGTAAACATAAATGCCGCCTTGCGACCACACGGTTTCATCTGTCGAGCCAATATCAGGGTTATACCCAAACTTGTGGACAAACTCGTGATACGCAATCTGACCACGAGATACTTGAAGCTCAAAAGGCTCTGATGTACCTACTCTTGAAATTGAGCTAACTTCGCGAGCCATGATACAACCTAGCTATGAAAGACGGTTACTGACGTGCACGCTGTAAAAGTAGAGATATAAATATCTCCTACCCGTATTCCTTCATCAGGAATGTTTACAGAGTGCGTATCAGAAGCGTCTAAGTCCATATCCAAAACGGTTGAACCACCATCACCATCTGTAATAGTAAGACGAGGTGATCCCGTAGTTGTCTTGACTTGAACCTGTCGAATACGTGCAGGACCGACACCGGCAGAGCCGGTGGCGGTCAAACGGATCGCTTTTACATCAGAACCAGCCATGTTAACTCCTATTAATTACGAGTCTGCGAATGGAGTTGCCAGCGTTCCAGATCCTAACAAAGTACCTGTTACAAGATACTCGTCCGCCGCAATAGCGGTTACTTCCACATAAGAACCTGCGATACCACCAGTAGTGGTGCCGTTCATAGAAATAACATCATTAGAAGCCGCTGGTGCAAACCCACGAGCCTGTGACGTTGCAGCCGCCGCTAGAAGAAGGTTACCTACAAACTTATCAGTGCCGTCAGTTTTAATGTCAAGATCAGACGCTGTGGTACCAATAAAGAAAGTGTACTTAGCACCAATAGTGTCGGTGCTAGCAGAAGGAAGCGTAACGGCACCGTCGGCATCGTTAACCTCAATAATACGACCTACATGGTCAGCATAAGTAAGAGTGGTTTCTGCAGTGATGTTTACTACCGCAGTAGAACCTACTGCTGTAAAACCGCGCTCGGACCGGACTGGTCCTGAAAAAGTAGTTTGACCCATGTCAATCTCCTGTCTTGGGTTGTGTCAGCTTCAGTATGAGGCTGTCAGGAGCTTTGAGTATGCCCTAAAAAAGAAAGGGCGGCAATTGCCGCCCTTCATTGCACAAAGTGCTATTAGGCTCCGGGTGAACCGAAGACTGAACGCCAGTCGGATACACCGAAGCTGTAACGCTCTCTAGCCTTGAAGCGCATGTTGCCTGTATCGAAGTCACCTTCCATAGCAGTCTTTAGAGGAGTACGCTGGAACATCTTGAAGCCGTTAGGTGCGTCAGTCTTAATGAAGAACGCATCTGTGTCAGTCAAGAAGTGGTTCACAACTGCTCCGTCTGGAAGCATTCCCATGCTCTTCATAGCGTTCAAATCATTGTCCGCTGTTCCTGAACGCAGGTTGGAGTTGATAACTCTCTCTGCGATGAACTGAAGTTCCTTAGGAATGATTAGCTTCATGCCACGTACCGCAATCTTAAGACCACGCTCGTCAGTAAGACCTGCGATATCAATCAACATCTGCTCAAGCGAAGTCTCATTGAGATCCGCAGCAGTTGTTAATTGGTTACGCTGGTTACCAGACAGAGAAGGGTGTGATGAAGAGCAAAGCGCAGCACCATCACCAATTGCAGAAGCTCCCGCAGTGAACGCATTGTTCAAAATAGCGGCGGCCTTGATCTGCTTGGTCTGTGACATTGAACGTGCAAGTGCACGTGTGTAACGAGAAGCAAGACGATCATAGAGATTATCTTCAATTGCTTCCTCAGTGATTGAGAATGCAAGAGCAATAGTCTCGTGACTGTAGCGTGCGGTGTATGTCTCTTGAGCGTCGTCAAAAGAAATAGAACCGCCTTCACTTTTAACAGGTGCAGTGCCAAAGCCTGAAAGCATTACTTCTTCTTCGAATGCACGATCTGAAGATTCTTCGTCGAAGATCTCAGCGTGCTCCTGATCGTAGCGATCGTACTCCATGCCAAAAAGGGCGTTCAAACCCGGCTCGAGTTCTTTCGCTAACTGGGCGCGAGAAATAGCCATTGTTAGACCCCCTTAAATGCCAGTTGAGTCGGCAGTCGTCTGTGAATCAAATCGACGAGTACCTGAGTTGAAGTGCGCATTGATACGAACAAGGAGGTGTGCTCCAGCAGAGCCGTAGTCATTGTTCGCGTCATCGTCTACCAAACCAACAATGCGCAAAGGCAATGTCGCTGTAGTGTTGATAGAAGAAACACTCAATTGCGAGTTTGACTTACCTGTGTCAGTAGAGCCAGTTCGAGCAGAAGTGCCGAGGCTTGCGTTTGCAAAAACGCCCGCAAGAGCAGTAGCACGGTCTGTCAAAGTAGCATCGGCTGCAACCACAAACAATTGATTGGGGTTGTCAGCAACAAGTGCTTTCACAGGGTGGTTGGTGTCAACGCTAACGCTGCCAGATCCGGGCCAGTAGTTAATAAACACAGGCTTTTTGGAAACAGAGTCAACATACTCAACACCTACAAGAACACCAAGAGCGGCAGTAGTACCGCCAGCGGTGTCGCCAGCTTGGTCAATTACACCTGCGGCCAGTGGAATAACGAGCGCCCCATTATAAATCGCATTTGAGTTGTTGCTAGCGATTTCATACTGAGTCAAACCAGTGCTGTTAGCACTGCTTCCCACAAGACCGACAGGTCGAAGACCGAACGAAGTTTCAGCATTTGCCATAACTTAATTCCTTCTTTGTCGGGGTGACCTATTTATTTGGGCCACCGAAAGTTACACGAGATTGACGTTCGGGTTTGCCGATCGTCATGGTTGGATGTGCGTTTTCCCGCATCATGTCCGACTCTACAGCTTCAATTTGATCCGCGTTACGTTGAGCAAAATAGTCAGCGCGTTCCTTCACTGTGTCCATCGGTATGCGTGCGAGCATTAGGCCACCGA